TTGACCAAGTATTCCAAATTTCTTCTATCAACTGCCAAGCACCTTGCTCGTTGTTGCCGTAAAGGTTAGTAGTAGGATGACCATAAGACAATGGCTGAACCATACCCCAAGAGATACTATTCGTTGCAGCAGCTTGACCCCAATAGATGTCATTGTTTGCTGCTCCTTGTCCCCAATCGCCTTGAACTCCCATTGTCTAAATAACTCTTTAACTTCACAATGTTGCTACGCTTCGGAGTGTAGGTCTGTTTCTTCATATCTAAAGTACCCAAGATGAAAAGTTAGAGTCAGTATCGGGGTAAACGTCAGCGTTGTTGTTGGCGTTGTATTCGGGGAATGAGGCTTGGTTGTAGCTCATATAAGTGATGAACCTATCCGTATAATACTGCGCCAAGTCACGAGCCTTGCCTACCAAATAGTCCACCTCTATCTTCTCTGCGGTAGTGCTATTCTCGGAGTTGTGCTTGAACACCCCACCATTGCCGATGGTATAAGCAGCAAAAGGCAAGTACTCCACCATCGCGTAGTGAATCAACATCGGCTGCAAGTAGTCGTTCACCAACGCCAAGTAAGGATTAGCAAGAGTATTGGCGATGATGTCATTGCTGATTTTATCATACAACTTCGTTCCCGTATAGTTTTGCAGGTGTATCTCCTGTGCTATCTTAATAAACTGAATAAACTTGTCCGTGTCCACGTTACCGCCTATCGCGGTGTTGCGAACCAAGTCCTCTCGTTTAATCCATAATGCCGTTGCCATATCTTAGTTTTTATATCCTTTTGTTGGTGTTTCAATAGGTGCGATTGCAACGAGGCGGTCATTCTGTTCAGGGCGGAATCCCATGCGAATGGCTTGGTTTACGTTGATAATATCCGTGCCGTTCAAAGAGCCACCTCCGTAGATTTTGCCCTCTTTAGTTAGCTTCTTGCGGTAGATTCTACGCTCCCAACGATGGTAGCAGTTGGCTCCCCCTTTGAATAACCACACGCTATACTGCTCACCTTGTGCTTCCGCTCCGCCTTTTGAACTCAATGCCTCAACATCCTCCTTGCGGTAGACTCGGGCTGCCGAAAGTAAGGTGCGGCATAGCAGGCGGCTTTCGCCTTCAGCTTGTTTGCGTGTGCCTTTAGCGTAGAAGTATCGCACCTTGTATCGCTCCGTGTCTTGCTCGCTCTCCTGTTGTGCTGCAAGGTCGGTGCGTGAGTTGAGGTATGCCTCTACATCGTATTCTGCTCCTTCATCCTCAACGATGTCAGCCGTGATTAGGTCAAAGTCCTGCATCAGCTCCTCCTCGCTTTCGCCAAGACTTTCAATGTTCATTAGCAACTCTGCTGCAAGCTCATCACGCAGGAAGGGGCGATTGTCTTGCTTGGCAAGTTTCACGCCCGTCTCCTCCTCACGAGTCTCCATATCCATAGGCGTTACTACGTCTTCCGTAAACTCCAAAGGCTGAAGGGTCTTGAAGTACAAGTTTAGGCTGATGTCATTGTACGCAAGAATCATATCTATGCCATCAATGATAATCTCCTGCTTGGGGCGAATAACAAGGTTATCCAAAAGCGTAGAAGCGGTCTTCAGCTCATCAGCGTTATTGCCTAATCCCGAATTGTCCTTAATACCTAAAAGCATAGGGCTTACGATACGATGCGAAACCATTATCTTCTGCGTTGCCTCTGAACTCAAGAATTGGTACTGCTCCGCAGCATCCGATAACTGCACAGGGTCAACAGTGGCCGCAAGGTCTTTGTTATCGTTGAACGCAAGGATGAACTTGCCCGAGTTTGAACTACCGCTAAACTTCGTAGCAATCTGCTGCTCTATGCTCCTGCGCTCCTCCTCACTCGGTACTCCGTTGTTGAAGTTAATAAGCATAGAAGGGGCAAGGCCGTTCTGAATGTTGTTGATGTGGTAGTTGGCAATCTCCTCCTCAAGTTCTGCGTAGGGTAGGCCACCTTGATAGTCAACGGGGGAGTAGTAGTAGAATCCTGCTCGGTATGGCTTGATGTAAAGTATCTCCAAACCCTCACGGCTCTTGCCAAATGCAGGGATGCGCACGGGTGTCTCTCTCCTGCCTTTTACATCTTCCCAATCCTTTGCGTAGTAGTACGCCTCAATCTCTCCGTCTTCGTTGCACCTTGCGGCTCGTAACGTCTCTACGGGGATGTGCTGCACCTCTACAATCATATTGTGGTCTTGTGAGTACACAACCTGCATACTGCATTGCCCCATCATCACATAATCGGCAACCACCTTCTGCAAGCAGGCTTTCGTGAACAGGCCACGCATCGCTGCGTACTCGCTCGGCTTCTTGGCAGAGTCCGTTGCATCCAAGCCCTTACCGAAGGTCATATCCATCAAAGAGTTGAGGATAGCGTTGTTGGTTGGTGAGCCGTTATACCTGTCAATCAGATAGCCGAAGTAGTCGTTGTTGTCTCCGTATTCAACGTAGTCCTTGCCTTGCACCTCTTTAACAACAGGTGTGGTGTAGGAACTGAAGTTCACAACGTGGACTTTAGATGATGATGTACTCATTGTCATAGCTTGTTTCTTCGGTGTAGACGTTTTGGTTCACCGTAAATTTCTCGTAGTCTGTTTGCGAAGTTACGAATACCCTATCCCGATATATTAGATTTTCCGATGCGAATACCTTCAAGCCATAGAATCTATTGTTGACAAGGCTAAACGTGCCTGTGAGGGTCATAAAACCATTAGCAGAGGCCGCAGTAACCGCAGGTGTTGCAGTAGTATTTGTTGATTCATCAATCAAGGCGATCGTAACGCTCGCTGGGAATGCGCGAGGTATAATTACAATAGCTTGTGGTGAGGCTGATACTTGAAGGATGTGCATCGTAACTAAATAACCTTTTACTTTGAATTTGTTTGAAAATATAAAAGGGGCTTACGCCCCTTTCCCTATATTATCACTTTAGCACTTTTAAGATTTGCTAAATAAAATATATTATTTTATGCTCTTTAATTTAAGATGAGCATCCTGCAAATTCTTATCAGCTTGCTTTAACTCATTAAAGAGTTTTACAACCTCATTGTATTTAGGAACCGCAGTTGGATTAACTCCAAGTTCTTTTGCTTGTGATTCCGTATCTTGAATGGTTGATTGAATTCTTTTTAAGAAGTCATTATTTTGATTAAGAAGACTGTCATTTGCCTTAACTTGCCGTGCGGCCTGTTCAACTCCAAATGTTAATGCGTCAAAAGCAGTTTTGCTATGTCTGGCGTTTTGAGTGCTATACTTGATTCCGTTTTCTAAAGGAACTAAAACGGAGTCTAAATTGACTTTTGCTAACTCAACTTTTATTGTGCGAACCTCTTCACCAATCTTGGCTACTTGCGCAAAAATTTGCTTACTCATTTTATTAAACTTTTTTATCAATCGTTTGTGCGTTGATGTTTTTGATTGCCGTAAAGCCGTCAAGCACCTTTCCCATATCATCTAATTTTTTATCTAATACTGAAGCTTTTGGAAAATCATTAAAAGACATATTAAGTTCTTTTAGTTTAGTTAAAAGATTTTTTAAGTATGCCTCCGAATCACGAACTGTTTTTAAAGTTTCAGAGTAAAATCCTCCGCTGAAAGAAGCAATTCTGTTTAATTCTTTAGCAAGCGCATTAAACTCGTTTATTTTTTGATTAGCGTCAGTGGCTAATTGATTTAAACTTGAGGACTTTTGGTCTAACAAATTAATAAAACTTTGTAAATCCTCTTGAACTCCTAACTCCACACGCATCGGTTCTTGAGCCTCACGCACCTCTGCGCCAATCTTGGCGATTTGAGCGAATATATGTTTACTCATTTTATTTGTAAATATAAGGGGGCTTGCGCCCCCCTAATTCATTTACGAGTTAGAACCTACTACAATCGTTTCAACTGCACCTGCAAGTCCTGCGAATGGATTGGCAACGGTAGCACCTGCGATGAAGTTGGCAGGAAGTTGCTCCTGTCCCTCCATTGTCAAGGTATAGCCCGATAGGTCACCCATTGCGGCACCAGTTACAATCGTTCCACCCGTTACTTCGGCTCCGTAGTTCAGACCCATCATAAAGGCGTTGCCGTTGTAGTCTTGAACGACCACATAAGGGCGGCCATAAGCAAGCAGCTTCAATTCTTTGTTGTCCTCCTTTGTGAGTTTGGTCAACGTAAGGTTCAAAGTTTGTGTGAAGAAGGTAGTACCATTCTCACGGCTTGAGTTAAAGGTCTGCTCAAAAGAGCTATTGCCTTTTACAAGATATTGGTAAGCAGAGAAAGTACCACTGATGTTGGTAATCTCATCGTTGGTGAGGGTTACCGTACCCAAGTCACCGAAGTCCACGAAATACACCGCA